TTATGCTTCAGGGTGTGTGGGTTCGTTGTCGTATGGGGCTTTTGATGGGAAGGTAGCTGAGTACATACTGTTGGGTTCGTCAAATCTGGTTTATATCACCTATCTGTCGAGCTATCTGTGTAAGAAGTATGCTCTTACCAGCTATACAGGGATATTCATTTAGTAGGAGAATGAGATGGCGATTGATCTTTCGCAGAAGCAGTTAAGTTTAGTGGAACTGTACAAGATAGAGTTGGAGATGTATAGTGCATCGGCTTATTTTACAAGCTACAAAACGAGTTTCTCTTTTGGAGGCCAGAGCTACCAAGCCATTCCGATTAAGCGGGGAGATATCCAGTTTCACTCCGATTTTTCGACTGACAAGCTTGATATCCAAGCAGGGATTATTGGAATCCAAGTAGGTACGCTTACTTTGTCTATGTACAGAGTAGTCAGGGAAGGCTACTTGCGAAATGCCAAAGTGACAGTGTATTTGGTTGAAGCTGCTAATCCTGCGAATTACCAGACAGTCTTCATTGGTTGGATTAATGGCGATGTTACTTACAATCAAGGTATTTTGACGCTCTCTTGTGGCTCACTTCTTGAGAGATTGAAAGATAAGTTCCCACGACTGATCTATTCAGAGCATTGCAACCATAGCCTATTCGATGATTACTGCGGATTGAATAAAGCAACCTATCAAGAGAATGGAACATGCTTGATCAATTCGACTGAGCGCTATATCTATTCTACGATCTTCTCTACCACTTCACATCCTTTGAAGTATTGGAAGAATGGAGAGGTCTTGATGACGAGTGGGCTAAATACTGGTATGTACAGAACGATCTTATTTCACGCCAATGGGTTTGTTACCCTGAGTGTGCCATTCTACCAGACGATAGGCATTGGAGACACGTTTGTAGCGATACCCGGATGCAACAAAACAGGAGCGCAGTGTGACGAGAAATTTAGCAATTATGCAAACTTTCTTGGCTTTGAGTACATTCCAAAGCCGGACGTAATGTGGGGGCTGACATGACATTAGCAGAAGAGCATTTGGTTAATGAACTGACAGGATGGCTCGGGGCAAGGTGGATGCATGGACAGGCGGTTAAAGGTTATGCTACTGACTGTGTGCAGTTTCTTATCAAGGTAGGAAAAGAGATGGACTGGGTGCCAAAGGAATATGACCCGCCTAAGTACAATAGAGATTGGGCCTTGCACAACAGTGAATCAGCCTTAGAGAAGGAGATCGAAAAGTTCTGCAATCGCTTGCAGCTAACAGAACATGAAATGCGAAGCTTGGAGGGTGTTCAGATTGGCGATGTTCTGCTTTTCAAAGAGGGTAAATGTGCCTCTCATGCAGGAATCTTTGTTGGCGATAACGAGATTATTCATGCTCACATTAGAAAGGGAGTAGTGAAAGAAGAAGTCACTCCGTATTACAAGCAACGACTGAGATCAGTCTGGAGACCGTTCCCATGGCAAATGTAGGACAGTCGATTTTTGCGGTAGCGGGTGCAGTCATTGGAATGTTCTTTGGGAATCCTATGCTTGGATTTTCCATAGGCATGATGATCGGAGGCTTGCTCTTTCCTCCAGATGTAGCGGAAGCTGATCAGCCCCAACCATCAGGGCTACAGATCATGTCCTCCCAATATGGTACTCCAATTCCTGTACTATATGGACAAAGAAGAATTCCGGGTAACTTAATTTGGTATGGAAACTTCAGGGCAGTGAAGGTTGAGATCGAAGCAGGTAAAGGAATGGGAGGACAAGAAGCAGGTTTTTACTACCTGTATTCCTGCTCGTTTGCTTTGGGTCTATGCATGGGAGAGGCAGATGTTCTTAAGTGTTGGGCGAATAATAAGGAGGTAGATTCAAACAAGTATACTGTGTACACAGGAACGCAAATTGCCGCAGACGCTCATATGAGTGCAAAGCTTACTGCCTTGGGCAAGCGTGTTCCAGTTTGGAAGAATCTATGCTACGTTGTTTTTGACAACTATAGTCTTGGGCAGAGTCCGACACTGCCTAACTTCACTTTTGAGGTGAGCAGAGTAGTAACCGAAGACGTAGTGACGTTATGGACATCTCAACAACAGCAGGCTTCTGTGGCTACAACCTACGGAGTAGCTCCCCTTGGTGAATTTCTTGTGGTATCAGGATGCTGGACAAGGACTGCTACAGGAGAGTATGTAATTAGGACTTATGATAGAGCGACAGGAGCGTTTCTTTATGGTATAAAGACTTCTGATGCCATTTTTTACGCTTGGACACTTGTAAGAGCAGAGAATTCTATTTATGTGATGCACATGAAGTACGTTGGAGGACTGTGGAAAGACTACATGTCTGAGTATGACCCACGCAGCAATAGCATAGTCCGTTCCATGCAGTTGCCAGCTTATTGCTACTATTCTCGCTGCTGTGGATGGGATGAGAAAAACCATAAGTTTTGGTTTTATGCGTACAACTGGCCTTCCGCTTCCACTTTCACTGAGGTAGATACTGACGGACTCGGCACCACGCACTACGTTTCTGGAGGAGGAGGAGCTAACCTTAACTATGACTACTACGATGTCACTGGAGATGCAGACTACCTGTGGGCTGCATATGGGGGAGGTATGGTTGGGTCAAGGATTTGTAGGCATAGAAAAAGGGATGCATACATTACGCATGGCCCTGTCCAGCCAGTTTCGTTCTATACGTCTGGCTTATGCTACGATGAGGCTAATGAGGTTTTACTTCAGGCTACGTCTTCTGGCTTAGCAGAATTGAATCCCAAAACATTTGCTCAACTTGATTCCATAGGTTTTGGGGGATACTCATACTGTCCTGCCAAATTTACTTTTGGCTATGATGAAGACAACCCGAGAAGATCACAGTATGCGGCAATGATAACCAGTTGGGGCAACGTGTTACGGCTTAATGTGGTAGATGTGAAGGATTTTTCCCTTGTAGAGATGGTCACTCCGTGGCCTTCGATGACTTTTAACCCAGGTGCTTTGTGTCTGCAAGGCTCCCTGATTTATGTAGCAGCTATGGGAACAGCAGCAGCTCCAACAGCTTACTATCAGATTGTTGGCGCTTTCTTGCTTAAAGTCTATGGAGTGGATGATAACCCTGCGAGAGTTACTTACGATGTCCTTACAAATGCTTTGTACGGAGCAGGATTAGACGCTTCATATCTGAATTCCGCAGTCTTTGCCGATACGCAGAGTTACTGTGATATCAACGATCTGCTTGTGTCGTTTTATTTCGACAGACAGATGACGTTTATTGACTTCATCCAGTGTGTCTTGCAACACCATGATGGGTTTTTCTCGTACTACAACGGACAGCTTGCCCATAGGCAAAATAAAGTAGAAGCCTCGGTTGTGAGCTACACAAAAGATGATGTCAAAAGAGGAAATGAGCAGTTTCCTGTTTCGATCACAAAGCAAGGAAGAGAAGGGTACGCCAACCATATCATTGTTGAGTACACGAGAAGGAATAATGAGTATTATACTGGTACGGCGAAGGCAGATGACATGCCTGATATTGATAGGTATGGGAGAAAGCCAGAGACCCTTCAGCTTGCAGGTATTTGTAAACATTCAAGGGCGCAGAGAATGGCTCACATGACCCTAAGAAAAGGGATGCAGCAGCCAGAGACAATCTCTCTACCATTGAGACCTTCCGCACGTGGGATTTCGCCCGGACAGGTCTTTGACTATACTGATGCCGATCTTGAGTTGAGTTCAAAGAAGTTTCGTGCAGTCAACGTATCCGAGATGGAAGACGGAGGTATCAGACTTGATGCAGTGGAAGTGCTTGAGTACTATGATACTGCAATAGACCCTGAGTTTGATGATGAGTCTACTCCATCTCCAGCCCCCGGAATTAGTGACCCTGCGTCGGCAGTGACTCATGTGGTTTTGGAGGAATGGCCTGCGATGTATTCGCAAGGCGAACCCAAGCTTTCGATATACTTCTCGGCCCCTGATGAGGTGCAATGGGCTGGTGCGTATGGGTATAGATCATATACCTCTGGAGGTACGTTCGATCTTGTAGATAAACAGTTTAGCAGTGGGATTACTGGAGTGGTGACGGCTGTAGGTATTTTAGCAGGCAAGCCGTACATCACGATTACATTAGACACGGAGGATACGCTCTCATCAGCAGTCAGTTTAGATGCTCTGCTCCAGACTCCGTTCCAGAATTTGTTTATCTTGCAGGGAGCGTATGGGACGGTATACTGCCGATTCGCCACATGTACCCTGCTTTCGGCAAAGGTATGGCGACTTACTGATCTTCTGATAGATTTAACAGGATTTACGCAGCTTACAAGTTCCCTGTCCGTAATTGCAACAGATTTGGTAGCAGTGTACAATGACAAGCGGCGTGTAAACCTGACTGTTGCAGATTTGTACAGAACGTTGTACTTTAAATTGGCCTCCATGAACTTTGCAGGCGATCTCCAAGACTTAGCTGATTGTACAGAATACGATGTGGCGATAATTGGAAAGGATAAAAAACCAATTCAAGGCTTGAATCTATTGGTTAATGGGCAGCCAGAGGTTGCAGGGGCGCATAACGTCTCAGAAGGCGACTTGCTGTTTACGTGGATGAGCGTCAATAGGTTTGCCTCTGGATGCTCTACCGCTTCGGTGACTGGAGAAGAGGATGCAGATTTTCAAGAATGGTGTATCGAGATTTGGGATGTGGGCCTTACCACTCTGGTTAATAGTTACCAGAGCCTTACAAACAGTTGGACATACACCTCGGCAGCACAGGCGGCAGATGGTGGGCTGACAAACTTTGTCATGAAGCTCTCCAAGAGGGGAGGTTCTACAGTGAGTAGTCAGACTTCGCATACAGTGAATATCTTTGCATAGGAGGAGAACATGGCAGCAACAGTTCACTGGCTTTTGAATCAATTGGTAGCAGGGGGAGTGGAATGGTGGACGTATTACAATGATGCATTAGCAAAACTTGAGGCAGGTAGAACGTTTACCCTTGCAGCTTTTGGTGGGACGCTCACTAAATATCAGGCTTGCCAACTCGATTCATCGGGCAGAGCGATCTTATGCACTGACTCTAAGTCATTCAAGGGAGTTTGGCAATCAACGTCCACAGCCGCAGGTGCCACAGGACAGCTTCAGGTTGATGGCTACATGTATAATGCGGGGTGGACATGGACTCCGGGGTCTCTCGTGTACGCCACGGCTGCTGGAGCGTTGACACAGACAAAGCCAAATCAGGGAGCAAAAGCTGTTGGGGTAGCGCTGGCGGCTACTTATCTTATCCTGTTTCCCTATGGAGACCTTGATACTGAAGGAGACCTTGATAATCATGCATTGGTCAACACGACGAACGCCTCAGCAACTACACTGCTATCTAAGACCTTGGCAGCAGGCGAAGCATGGTACATCGAAGCTCGGGTAGTGGCGGTACAAGGAAGCGCCCACAGAGCATCGTATGTCAGAAGGGCATTAGTATATCGAAGATCGACAGGTGGGGCAGCTATCCAAGGTTCTGTATCCGCAGAATGGTCAGAGGAATCCGACCCTGCTTGGGACTGCACAATTGACGTGAGTGGTAACGATGTGCGTGTTCGAGTCACTGGAAGCGTGGGAGATACAGTCAACTGGGCAGGAAGGATAGAAGCCGTTAAGACCGTGGCTACCACTGCTGGAGCTACCACAACGAGTACGACGACTACAACGACCACGAGTTCGAGTACGACTACGACGACCACGGTACCATAAAAACGTGATTTTTTCTTGACAAACTGAGAGAATCATGGTGAAATCTCGTAAGGTTGGCAAGCGCTTGCAACCGCTATTTCAAATATACGACTGCCTCGTGGCAGAATCGTAATGAAAGGAGAGTAGGATGTCTGATAAACCCAAAGTAGCAATCTTAACAAACATGATGGAGTTTCAGCCCGGATACTCGCTCACAGGTATTGTGAAAGACCAAGCGAGGATGCTTGCTGAACATGGCCACGAGGTCTTACTATTCGTAAATGATCATTACCACGGTGAGACCTTCTCGGATGACGTTACACTGAAAAAGGTAATTCCATTCACACACCTGATCGACTACCAGAGCATGAAGGATATTACTACAGAGCATAGCGATATCCAGAGAACAACGGCGGCAATGCTCGCGACTGAATTACAAGACGTTCCAGTAGTCCTCACTCACGACTTTGTATTCTCTGGCTGGTTCATGCCATACGGCTTGGCTTGTGGCGATGCAGGGCGGATGCTGCCAGATACGAGATGGCTCCACTGGATTCACTCTGTTCCTTCGGGAGAGCCAAGAGACTACTGGGATTTGCGGAAGTTCTACGGCACTAAGCACAAACTCGTGTACCCTAACAGAACTGAGTCCATTCGAGTTTCAGAATCTTTTCGGGGCTGGCCTGATGATGTGAGAGTCATTCCACACATCAAAGACTTGAGGTCATGGTTTGAGTTCTCTGATGACACATGCGCCTTTATTGATGAGTTTCCCGCAGTTATGCGAGCCGATATAGTGCAGGTTTACCCTGCTTCTGTTGATAGGCTTGAAGCCAAACGGGTACGAGAGGTCATGCTTATTCTATCCAAGATGAAAAAGCAGGGCAGATCGGTCTGCCTCGTGCTGGCAAACCAGTGGGCGACAACGTTACGGGAGCAGCAGTCTATCGACCATTATAAAAAGATTGCACAGCGTAACGGATTGAAGGTTGGTGAGGAGGTAATTTTTACATCAGAGTGGCTGGAGG